ATGACGTAGGGGGTGTAGTTTTAGAGACACCCCCCTATACCGTTCACTGTCAAGAGACATAACTGTTGTTTACGTTTAAATATTAACATCTTGTTTTATTACCTTCTTATAGATGTTTCTAAAATCATATTTAATGATTTCATCAATTGCTCTTTCAACTTCCAAATCGTTTTCTACATCTGATAATTGATCTGAAGTTCGAGCAATTCTTCCTAAATACGAACAAGTATTGTAACCTTTTTCTATATCGAACAAGAACCAAGAAGTGAACTGTTCGAATGGGTCGTAAGGGTTATCGAACGTTGTTAACATACATCTTCGCATGAACAGATTACTCCTTTCTTTTCAAAGTAGTTGAATGTAGTAGTCGTTGAGACCCTCTTAAGTAAACATTAGAATCATAACTTTTTTACATCGAATAAGAAACAAGAAGTGAACTGTTTGAATGAATCATAAAAATTTTTCAAACATTGTTAACTTGTATTTGTTTCACATAAACAGATTAATTCTTTTCATTCAAAGTAGTTGAATGTAGAGTAGTCGTTGAGGCCCTTAAGTAAACATTAGAATCATAACTTTTAAACAGATCACTTCTTTCCTTTCAAGTAGTTTAATACGGTAGTTGTTGAAACTCCAAGAGCATTAGCAATTTCGGCAGTGCTGTAACCAGAAGCGTTCATAGCAGAAATTTTGTTAATCTTAGCTGTGCTCAATGAGTTAGTATTTCTTGGCATAGCACGTTGTCTAAGCTCATCTATGTCGACATTATTAATAATCTGCATAAGTTTGTTCTCACTGATAGCACCAGCTTGAATAGCATCCCATTCACGGTCAGTAACCTTTATGGGCTCCCTCTTGGCTCCAACAGCAGCACGTGCCCTAGTTAGCTCTTGTTGACTGAGTTTCTTTATTTCGCCACGAGTCATATCGGGGTTAGCCTGTTTTTTAGCATTGACAGCGGCATTAGCTATAACCTGGGCCTGTCGCTCGCGAGGTGCGTTCTTAAGGGCCACGTTAAGCTTAGCCGATAGGGAGTCCACTTCCTCTTGATAGGTCTTCTTGGCGGAGGACGAGTACTCTATCTTGCCAGTTGTAACCATTTCCTTGCGTGCTTGATTAGCTAAAGCTTTCATACGGTTGGCGTATTCAGCGTAAGCCCTTTCTTCCGGGGTATTAGCGTCGGACACTAGGGTAAACGCATCATCCGTTTCAGCCATCTTTGTAGATTTTTGGGTTCTGGTTTTTACTTTTCCTGTTTTGTCAACGTATGTTTCCGCGGGCTTGTAAATGTAAGCTCCTTCAGGACGAGTTGGATCATACCAATCTTTATCTGCCTTATTGATAACTCTATTGTATAACAGAGCTCCTTCAGGACGATTTGGATCATACCAAGCCTTGTCTTTTGTATTAATTTTCGGACTGCCTGTTACTTTTTGTATTTGTTCTTGTGACTTGGCCCTGGAAATCAGAGTAGATGCTCCTTCACGATAACGACCGTCTTCACTAATGGAACCTTGATACCTTTTTTTTAGATAAGCAATATCGTTATCGATTTCGCTTTGTTTGTAGTCAAGCTTGTGTTTTTCTGCGTCAATAACAACCATGCTATGACGAACAGCTTTCGCTAATTCGTCTTGAGTAGCTCCTTTTAAAGTCATGTCTGTAATAAGATTACTAATGATACCCATTTCAGTTTGGGTGTTTTTCATTACTTTAAAAGTTCCTTCTTTTTTACCACCATACTCTAGTTTTGGGTCAAATCCTTCAAGACCTTTCAGAGGAGGNGTGGATGTGATTTTAATTTTACCCCCAGTAGGGATGACCATTACGGTATCACCGTCAAAGTCTGCTCCAGACAATCGTTCAGCTACTTTACTGTTAATACCAACAGCATCTGCCGGGGTGTTACCTAGAATTTTTCGAGCGTCGGCTTGTTTATTATTAACGGTTAGGATTGGAATCTCAAACGTGCCGCCATGAGGGTACCGTACAAGAGCAACCTGTTCTCCATTTTTATAATTAGGAGCATAAACTTCGTTGTCTTTCATAGAGGTAATAGGTAATATTACCTGATACTTTTGTCTTGGTAAGGCTGCTGCCTGTAAATGTATAGCAGCGGCATCGCAATCATCAGAAAAAGACTTTAATAACGCCTTTTTAACTGTCGGATTCGTTAGTGACATGATCTCATCAAATTCGGCTTGTTTGTCAGCCGATGCTAAATCAAGTTGTTTTTTAATCAAGGTTATACTCTGTTTGGAGAGAAATTGAGAGGAAAGGCTATCACTCCATTCATTCCAGTCTCCTTCTTCAGCTCTCTTATTAATAAGTGATAGTTGACGTTTTCCATCTTTGTCAATATAATAACTTTGACCTCCTGCTTTAATCAAAGATCCGAAAGGATTATCGGGATCATTTGTAATATCTTTAAATACTTTCTCTTTAGGGGTCCCTAATTTTTTATTAGTATTGAAAACAACATCGACTCCATCTGGTATATTGTCAGAATATACAGCCATTCCTTTCATATATTTATTATCGTCTACCAGAATACGAACTTGTGCGTAACGGGATTCTCCTAAAGAAAGATCATCTACTCCTCTTCGAATCTCGATTAAACCGTCTTTGTCTATACCTCCTTCTTCCGCGTAACGGATTTTAATACGATTAGAATCCATACTTTTTGGATAGACAAAGGTGTCGAAAGTATCACCGCCATCATGAGAGACGTATTCTTTAAGAGAATGAACGTTCTCGAAATCATAAATATCTTTATGTTCAGTTCCAGGAGGGCATAGGACTTTAATGTTGGTTTGCTTTCCAGGGTTTGTGACTTGAGGAACTCCTCCTCCATAAACCTCGTAACCTTCCATCTCCAAAATATAAAGAGCCTGGTTCATTTTTTCTTTAGAGATTCCTAATTCACGCTCAACACCAACACCAACGTCAATCATACCTTTTTCATCAACTTGTTTTTTGAGAAATTCAGCAGTTTTTCTAGCCTGATTCATACGAGCTTCAGCGTCTTCGTTAAGAAGAGAGCGAACCGACGAGTCGTTTTTATAACCCATCTTTTCCGCAATTGCATTAAGAGAATATCCCTTCTCTCTTAAACTTTTAGCCGTGGCAACTTCGATAGATCTTTTTTCATCTTTTGCTAAACCAACTTGTGTTCTAAGTTGAGTGGTTGTTAAACCCATGGATTCTGCTATTTCTTTTTCCGAGAGACCAGCTTTTTTCAATTTATTAATTCGACTAAGGAAGTCGCCGCTGCGTTGGTTCGGATTTTTCCCACTTCCTAAAGGATATCTACCCGAACCAGGCCCGGGTGCACCGTCTAATTTTCCAACTCCGATATGCATTAGAATATCTTCCGCAATGGGATTCATGCTTTAGCCCTCCTCTGCTCTAATTTTATTTATCAACTTGTCGAAAGTAATTATTTTGTCCATGATTGGAACAATATCCTCTGCTGTGGGTTTATGATGTAATATTTCGTCTAATTGATATATCCTTAGTTCAATATCAATATCCGACGGTTTAACTCTGTACTCCAAACAAAAAAGAGCAGCATATATTTCAAGCTGTTCCATTCGTGCAGGAGTAATGCCTGATTTATAATCGTGAATCCTTAACAACTTGTTTCGAAAACAAATTGCATCGGCTGTTCCGAAGCAGTTTTCCGAATAATATAAAGGTTGCTCAGGAGTCATTCTAAAACCGATTGCATCATTTACGTACATGTTTAAGGTTTTTCTCGACTTCGGTAACTTCTGACCGAGTCTGATACATTGAGCAGCAAAGTCATGTAATATAGTTCCTCTTTGTGCTGCCATGTATTTAGAATATGACTCGACTAACTTTGTTTCGTCGTAATTTATCCAATGGTATTTGCTAGCACCAAGAAAGGCATGTTGTCCTTCAAGGTTCGAATGTTTGTTGAAGTTCATGCAATACCTCCTCCTTATTTTCTGGACATATGAATCTTGAGAAAGACATCTCATCCATACGTCCGACATAGTATTCTTGGTTAGGTTGTTTCTTGGCACCTCTATGTTTTTTACATTCCAGGGTAGCCCACTTGTCTTTGTATAAAATTAATAGGTCGGGAATTCCTTGAATATAACCCGAGTCAAGTTTCATTACCATGCATCCGGGAAATATCATTTTTAGTTCTTTGATCAGACTAGATTGAAAGTCTCTTTCTAATTTAGAACTACTAGCCATAAGTGGGCCTCCTTTCTTATTTTTAAGCAAACGAAAAAGAGAAAGTAAACGCCGGTCGCGTTTTAACCTTCTCTCTTCATAAAAGGGCATGTTTTTTTCGCGTAGCTAAATTCGCGTAGCTAAAATGTCCGATAGAATTTGTGAAAAATATAAGTTTTTTACACTTGTGGTCAAATGCCCATTTATTTTGGCCATATCTATATATTTCTTTAATCTTTTTATCGCAATTAATAGAGAATAAAAGTGGGCAAGTGGGCTTTAAACCCGCAAACCCGCATGAATACTGGGTTTCAGCGTGGCCACTTTTAAAATAAAAGTGGGCTTTTGGCCACTTTTTTTGGGCAAAAACCCAAAATATCGTCCGAACAATCTTCAAAAATCTACCCAATTTTTCGAAAAAGCTTAAAAAGCCCACTTTGCAAAAATTAAAAGTGGGCAGAAAATATATCAATTTTCCGCTTTCTTGTCCATTTTTTTCTTTCTGATGGCATCTCTCGCCGTCAGATATGAAACGTTAACTACTCCTAAGGCAGCTACTCTTTTTATATTTTCTGCACTAAAAACTTTAGACTTAATATCATAATTATCGAAAGG